CACTGCCTGGCTGCATAAACAAATAGTGGTTCAAGGAGTGGAAGAAGCTGTGCCCACACAATATATCAATCATCTACTGCGACCAGAAGTTTACGGCACTCCCATAGTGTTGCCTGCTGATGCCAACGCTCAAGGGCGTTATACCATGAGCAGCTCATCGATCCGTGAACTCTTCGAACAATACGAACTCAATGTACATGAACGAGCCATTATGAACCCGCCTGATCCACAAGGGCGTGTTACCAATCACAAATCATACGGCATCAATCAGATGCGGCAAATGCTGGAAGTTGGTAGCTTGATGGTTAATGAGAATTGTGTGGACTTCCTGCGTGAAGCACAAAACTACTTTGTGGATCAGCAGGGACGCTTTTCAGATCCAGATGACTGTATTGATTCAGCCCGATATGCTATACTGGCTTGTTTACAGGGCATAGCAGAACCCTGGGACAACCACACACCTGCCCAACGAATGGCAGCACAAAGGAGCAGATATGTCACAAGAGATGACTCACAGCGAGCAGCATGGAAACGCAGCTATGATCCAGCAGGTTGATGAAAAGACCTTTGGTCCCATCTATGTGGTGGATTACATGAAAGGCCGACACCTGCGGCAGAACCAACACACCTGGATGATTGACGGCCGCACCATGACCTTTCAAGAGTTCCTAGATGAAATAGCACCAGGTGAAGACAATCCACAACGCACCTTTCTAACCCTAAAATACGGAGGCTGGAATGAATGAAACGCCACAAGCCCAATTTCTCATAGCATTAGATGATGGGGCCACCTTGCTGTGTGCTAGACACGCTGTGGCGTTCCAGCAGGTCATGAACTCAGCTGGCAGCAGTCATGACATCTACGAACTGGATGCGGACGAAGATCCTGTGGCCTGTCAAGCCTGCCATCTAAGTGATCTAAACGCACCCAAAATAATCCTACCACACTAACATGAACTACCAAATCCTTACCGGCGACAATCGCCAAACCCTAAAAACGCTGGCTGACAACAGCATAGACGCTATTGTGACAGATCCACCCTATGGCATAGACTTCTTGGGCAAGGCCTGGGATGCCAACACAGGTGCGTTGGAAACTTACCAAGAGTGTTTGCGTGTGCTCAAACCAGGTGGGCATATTGTTGCGTTCTCGGCAGCCAGAACCTATCACCATCTTGCCGTCACATTAGAACAAGCAGGCTTTGAGATCCGTGATCAGATCATGTGGATCTACAGTTCAGGCTTTCCCAAGAGTCAGGACATTGGCCGTAGCATACAGCGAGGCATTAAAGATAGTGAATACTACTCCAAAGAGGAATGGGAAGATCTAAACGGATACAAAGGTATGCCAAGTGGTGATCAGACATTTGGGCACAATGATCTAACAGATGGTCAGAAATCAGCAGGACTGTCTGGCAAAGTTGTCAAAGTCACTGATCCAGTTGCCATACAATGGTCAGGTTGGGGCACACAACTCAAACCCGCACACGAACCCATTGCGTTAGCCCGTAAGCCTATCAAACTAAGCATAGCCAAGAACTGTCAGAAGCATGGTGTGGGTGCCCTAAACATTGATGCCTGTCGTGTTGGTGATGAAGTTATTACCACTGTGATAAAGAAAAGCGAAGATAATAGTCGCTGGTATAAACATAGTAAAGAAGAAGAAAATATTCCTAAGGAAGTGAATAGACAGGATAATGTAGGTCGCTTTCCCTCTAATGTCATAGGTGACATTCCAGACTACCAAAAGTATTTCTACTGTCCCAAGGTCAGCCGTCGGGAAAGACACATTGGACATGAGACACCACCGCCCATGTTTGGTGATCAGAAGGGTGCCTACGATGACAACGGTGAACGCTATGCCGTTGGATTAGATGCTCGTGGTGTAATGAGCGAAAAGCAAATGTTAGAAATAATGGGCGGACATTACACTGATCCCAACGAAGGTGGTAAAAGCATTTGGTTGCCAGAAAAAGGTGTAATCTATGCTCACGGCCTTAAACACGAATATAGTGAATGGTGCAAAGCCAACAACAAAGATCCAGGTAATGTAGGCAACAACCACCCCACAGTGAAACCCATAGAACTAATGAAGTATCTTATTCGTTTGATTACCCCACCAGGTGGTACGGTGCTGGATCCATTCAACGGGTCGGGGTCAACTGGCTGTGCCGCAGTGGAACTGGGTCATCCCTACATTGGCTGCGAGTTAGATCCTGCTTATGTGGAGATTGCTACCAAGAGAATTGAAGCCTGGCACGCACACACCAACCCCACCACATTCCGCCAGCTGTTTGATAGGGAATAAACCCTTACCGCTAAATAACATAACCAAGGAATCTGCACTGTGCTGGACATAAAAAACATACCTGTTGATGACATCAACCAAAACAAAACAATGAATGCTCGCTTTGTGCGGATGAAAAACCAGATGGATGTAAAAATGGCTTCATATCTACGCTACCTGGGCACAAAGAATGCCATCAACAGAGCCAGTGACTATCACTACTTGTGCCTGGCAGTTACAGACTCAACTGCACCAGTAAACGGCATAGATTATATTCACCCGTCAGTAAAGCCAGTGGTAGACTATGCCACTGCTGTAATCACCAAAGGGCTTGTGCCCAACGGTGAAATGAGTTTTGACTTTGTGGCCGACGGTGAAGACGATGAGATAGCAGCCCGCCAGGCCACTGACATGGTGTCAGAAGTGGTAAATGAACAAAACGACCCACACTTTATATTAGAGCGTTGGGTTATGGATAGTTGCATGCACAAAAACGGTATGATGATGATCATGCCTGTGCGTGAACAAATTGTGAGATATGTGGAAACTGCGGGCACAGCTGATCAACTGCGGGCGTTTGAACAACAAGCAGCTGATTCCGGACTCACAGCACTTCGCCAATCACGCAGACGCACATCAGTAGACATGGTCAAGGTCGCAGAAGAAGTCAAACAGTTGATGGGCGATCACACACAAGAACAAATGCAAGCACAAGTTGATTTGCAGCTGGAAAGCCTGGTAGAAGAAGATCTGGACAGCTTAGTCGCACAACAAGAAGAACTGAGTGCAGGTGCTGTGGAAGATCAACAGAGCATTCTCAACACAGCCATTGCTCGCAACACCATCTACACTGCCAAATACAAGCTCACAGGCTACAACATTCGTGTGAAGTTCAACCCCATTGCACAGCATTACTGGATCTGTGATCCCACTGTGGCTGAAATGAAAGATCAACCGTTCTGTGGCTACTATGATCCCATGACCATTCAGGAAGCACAAGAACTCTATCCAGGAATCAATTTGGAAGAGTTCAGAACACATGCTGAATACAACATGAATGGTGCCTATCAAGCAGGCTCAGTGCTGAACAACCTGGCCATCCATGCCAGAGACAGTGTGCCTGTGATGGGCATTCCTGTTTCATCTGCGTCTTCAGCAGATCCAGACTCACGCATTGTGTCAATTGTCACAGTGTGGAACAAGTACGACATTGATGGAGATGGCGAACTGGAACTGGTAGAGTTAATCTATTCTGGCACCTACATCATATCAGCTCGTGAAGTAGAATTCATTCCTGTGGCCAACATGTGTCCCAAGCCCTTGCCAGGCAACTTCTATGGCATGAGTATCGCTGAGAGTGTGATTCCCATGCAGGAATACAACACATCAGCAGCCCGTGCAGAAATACAATTGGGCTTGCTCACAGCCACACCACGCATTGGTGTGAAACCAGATCGACTGGACTTTGAGATGCTGCAGGATGGTGAGTCAGCAATCTTTATTCTTGATTCAAAATTTGATCCTGCCAAGGACATCTATCAATTGCCTCCTCCGTCTGGCAACTTGCAGTTCTTGGAAGTGGCCATGAACCGTATTCAGCAGGATACAATGGCCATGGTTGGTATGACCACACCTTCAGATGTTTTCAATCCTGAAATTATGGCTCCTGGCAATTCTGGCATCAAACTGCAGATGGCTCTCACGCCCAACCAGATCATTCAAGACAACACAGTGCGGAACGCAGCAGATGGCATGAAAGAAGCATTGTGGTTGGTATGGCGCACACTCATACAGTACGGTGATGACTACGGTGTTAAAAAATTGGCAGCCAAATATCACCCGGACCGGCAGCCTGTGTTCCTGGACTATCAAGCCTGGGATGACATGAACTTCTGCGATAGAAAGCACATTCAAATTGAACTGGCCTTGGGCATGCAAAGTCAAGAAAACGCCCTAGGTCGCCTGCAGATCATTCAACAGGCACAAACACAATTGTATACCATTGTGCAAGGCATGGTTGCCAAC